TGTGTTGGCGTCATTAAAGACGGGTTGCGTCAAAATGTCCCAACATATCCAGGCAGGGTTTTTCGTAAAATCAATGGACCAAGTTGCGCCGTTCCAGATACGGACCAACGCACAGTCTCCAATACAAGAGAACTTCATACCTCCAGAGATTTGATCTGTGGCGAGCGCCTTCACCGCTACCAGTACCGAACGAGGATACTGAAAGTCGTCATACAGGATTTCGTTAATTTCCGTGAGGTAGAGGTCATCCGCATAACGGTTCGAGGTTTGGTCGGTGCTGAGGTTGCTGACTCGAACCTTGTATGCTGTTCCGTTATCCAGGTTATCCACGCGAATTGTGCGGCGCACGGCTTGTTGGCTGGCCGCACTTACGGTCATGGAGTTTGTGACCGAGGTGCTGATGGTTTGTGCTGTAGCCAACCAGCGCCATGTCAGGATCACATAATCCCCAGGGGAGTAAATCATCGAGGATTGGTACTGCTCGCCCTCCAAGTGGTCGGCGTAGTTTGTGCTGCCTGCCTGGTATTCAATCCACTGCCCTTGAGCCGTGTTCGCCGTCAAGGTGTTGGTCCATTGGCCTGCACTCCAGCGCCCTGCGCTAGCTGAAACTGAGTTGGCAGGGGTAAGCGCAACGTGTTTCCACGTCGTACCATCATCGCTTGAAAGCTCTACTGTAAGGGTGACAGATATGCTGCTCAAGCCACCTGAGTCGTTTGAGTAGTACATGCCGTTCGGGAACGTCAGCACAATCTCCAAAGCATCGTAATCGCTACCCGCTGTGGTACGAACCACGGGGGTGTCCTTTACCACTTTTGCACCGATAGCCCGCGTGCGGCGCGTGTCGTTAAATGCCTCAATGACAGTTTGGTTGAGCTTCCCCGTCCGAGTCACAGCAGTGACCCCTTTGTAGGTGTCGATCAACTGGTCGTTGATCTTGAAATCACGCAACTCTTTGTAGGGTCCCACGCCAAGGTCGATAAGCATGTGAGCAGTCTGCTCGCGGCCTGTGTCCCCTGTGGTTTCAATGAACCCTGCGATGATGTTGCCATACAACTTCATCGTCCCGTAGGAACGGCTGATCGGCGACCCTGGCTCTTGGGTCGTGCTGGGTTGCCATGAGTAGGAGGGCGAAGCGTCGTAAGACTGCATCGTGCCTTGCACGCTGGGAAGGTTTTGCTGGGCCGGGGCTGTCAAGCTCCCGACCACGGCTGCACCCACCATACCAATACCAATCTCCAAACCTTTGATGATCCACGGGGCAGCAGAACTGACGAAGGTGCCGCCCATCGCGGTGTAAAGGCTTGTGGCAAGTTGCGGCGCAACTACCATCAAGGCTATCGACAAGATGGTGCCAAGCCCACCTCGACCCCCGTGAAGCGTCGGGATGACCACCATCTGTTCATCTGCCCCAACAATACGGGTAGCCCACTCGTCATGGGGAACGATGCCGCCGTTGATCGAGACAACAAACTCGACCCCGTCACGCATGGCTACAGAGCCGTACTGCTCGACCAGGTTCGCAACGGTAAGCTCGCCCGCAGGGATGACGCAGACATCCCGCTCGTTGCGGTCAAAGGGATTACGGACAACGACCAGGTTAGACATGGCGGTAGAACCCTGCAATACGTTGTGCCCAGCGGGGGTCATCCAGACGGGTCCGGGTGACGCCTGTTTTCTTGTTGGTGTGAATGAAGTGGATGCAGTCCTCAAGCACAACGCCTACATGCGCCACATACTTCCCAATACGGAGAGCAACCCCGCACCAAGGTTCCGGGTGCTCTAACTTCTCCCATGCCTCCACGCCTACCATAAACAACGCCTGCCGGTCTTTAAGGGTTTCAGGGGTGAGGTAGGCAGGTAGGGTGATCCCTTGCCGCCTATAGACCTCCGCAAGCAGTCCTAAGCAATCGTAGACGCCGGCCTCCCGCCCCCCTTCCTGGTAGCGAGCAAAAAACAGATCGTTGAGATTGGGAGTCATCGCGTCACGAACCGAGGGGCCGACACAAGGCCGGGGCGACCGCCAAAGCGGGCCGAGTTGTTCAAGTCACGGCAAGCGTCCAGGTTTCGGGCGCATGAGGTTGCCGCACCGCTATACGCGCACTCGACACCCTTGAACACCCAATTACAGGCCCGAGGTGTGGCTGAGAACAGGGGGAAGCGCCTCCGCAGCGGGTTTTCAGCCCCAAGGGTGAAGTCGATCCAATCCGGCTTCGGCTGCGCCGCCACGATGTCCCACTGCAAGGTCAGGTCGGCATAATCCTCGGTCAGGTTGTCGGCATGGACTACCGTCAGGGTCAGAGGGCATCCGACGAGGCCGTCGAACTCCTCAAGGTAAGGCTGAAGGGCACGTTCAGGGTTTGCCACGCGGAGGGTCACACCTTGGATTTTGCCGCCGCCTGATTTGTTCTCATCAAGCTTGAAGGCAAACGCATCGTAGGTGTTCCCTTGAAACGTAACGTCATCGGTGTTGTTGACCAGGCGCAACACAGTTGAATCAGGCATCGTGACCGAGAGCATGATCAACCAGGGGGCAGTCCCCACTGGTTGATTTTTTGCCAGGCGTAACGCGAGAGGCAGCATCACTGTTCCCTGATCTTGAAGGACACGTCGACGCCGCCATAGCGGTTCTTGGCGAACTTGATTGGCCCCATCAGACGCACCGTGAAGCTGCCACTCACGGGATGGTTCCAAGTGAATTTGTCGGCACCGTTCCGCAGCGTCGTCAATTCAAACGTGCGCAACGCCGACTCGTCCACCGAAGGAAGGTCAGGGTAGTTCAAGCCCCAGACACGGCGGGCGCGGGTGAAGCGCGGACGGGCCTGCTCATAGCCTGCGGTCGTGTCCGAGCGCAAGATCACGTCCTCGATCTCGCCATCCGGGTCCAGCGGATAGCTAGGAGCTTTGGTCAGTGTAGGAAATGCCGGCATGATTACCTCCCGATACCGAGGGCGCTGCGGAAGCTCGGGTCAGTCTCCGCAGCCTCAAGCACAATACCTATCACCCACTTCGATCCGTCGAACTGAGCGGGACCGGATTGGCGGGCTTTGGCAGAGGAGCCTGTCTGGTTGATCACGTTGAATTCGATGTTCGGAGCGCCGCCGCCCTGCGAGCGCACACCCAACATACCGTCCGAGCCGCGAGCCAAGGGCATGATCGCCTCCGGGCCAGCCTCACCCATCAGGCCACGGAACGCGCCGCCCTTTGCGAAGCGGAACAGCGTCGGGCTGGAGACGATGGTGTTGGCGTAACCGTGGAGGTCGGCAGAGGAGTAGACGCCACCTTGGGCGTTATTAAAGTCAGCTACCCAATTAGTGCCTTCAGACACTGCTGCCGCCCCCGCCACTGCTGCTATTGGGTTGAACATACCCTTCATCATCCCAGCCAAAGGCCCGGTGATGCTCTGCCTCACCTGTATGCGAATCAGATCACTGATGATCGAGTCCGCAAGACTCCTGAAGTCCATTTTGCCGGTCTTGACGAAATTGACGAGAGCATCTTCCAGACCTTTGAAGGCACGCTCGAACACACCTTTGATGTTAGCGGCTGCATTGGTGGCTGAGTTCTCGTACTCGCTAAAAGCTTGAGCCGCACCTACAGCGAGGCTGCGATTGAACTCCACAGTCTGCCTAGCCGTTTGACCAGCAGTTTCAGCGGCACTCTTCATCGCTGTCTTGAGGGAGTCGATAACAGCTACCTGCCCGGTCATGGAAGCGGTCCAGGTTGAGTTCGTCCTCGCCATTTCATCCAGCTTGGCTTCTTGCTCCCCAATCACCTGGGAGTATTCTTTTGTCTTAGCGATAGAGGCTTCGGCTGCTGCTTTGTCTGCCTCCGACATAAGCATCCCGCCCCGCTTCGACACCTGGGCCTCAATCTCAACCTTGTCCTTGGTCTGCATCTTCGGCAAGGTCTCCGACTGAAACTTCTGTATCTCTCCGCGTGCTTTAATCTCGGCAAGCTCCAACTGCTTGCGCTCATCTTCCATGTCCTTCATCTGCTGGACAATGATCTTGTTCCAGTTCTCGTTACGAGTATTCTGGAAGCCCATCGCCACAGATTTCTTATCAGCTTTACCTTCCAACGCCTCAATGGCTCGACCAGCACTCTGTTCAGCCTGTACCACCTTGCTCAGGTACTCCTTCTCGATGGCAAAACGCTGATTTGCAAACTGAGTTTGTGTAATCAGCTTGGCATCGAGCTTGGCCTTCTCCAGGGCCACGTCGGTGGCATATTGTGCCTTGGCGAGTTGTTCCTCCAGTTTGAACTGGTCGGTGATTGCCTGGACTTCTTTTTTGAGTTGGTTGTCAGCGTCACGGTCAGCGGCTGAAAATTTCTTTGTCCCCGCAGTCAAGGGGTCCGTGCCGCCCTTCTTGTTCTTGTTGATCTGTTCGGCCAAAGATGCGCCATCTTGAAGAGCAGCACGACGCTCCTCCTCAAACTCCAGTTGGCGAAGTTTTTTACGAGATTCAATAAGTTTGGCTTCCCCCTCAGTAATAATCCGTTGAGCCTTGTCATAAGCCTCCTTTTTCTTCAAGGCTCCTTTTCCAAAGTGTCCAACTCCTTCAACCGGCTCCACCAAACGTGCAGCATTCACAGCCGCTTGTAAGGTGTCAATCTCCCTCTGTGCTCTACTCACTTCGTATTGACCCGGTGTTGTACCACGCATCTCAAGGTCGATTTTCTTGATCAACTCATCGTTGATACTCCGCAACTTACCAAGCTGACGATCCAAGGCGTCAGACAGGTTGTTGATGTCCGTGATCACTTGGGAGCTAGTGTCCGTATGAAAAACCCACCAGGCAGCGCCCAGGGCCACAATGCCTGCTGTTACAAGAGCGAGCGGAGTGACTAGAGCCCCCAAAGCGAGTCCACCTCCTGTAGCCCAAACGAACAAAGACTCTGCCAGCGCAACGCCAACCGCTTTCACCGCAGTCAAGAGCGTACCTAACGCCCCCGCCGCCGCCACCACCGCTATGTGTAACAGGCGGATTCCCAAAAATACAGCAATACCTTGACCAACCACAAGAAGGGCTGGGCCTAGCTTCATGACAACGTCCAGAAATGCCAGAGTCCCGCTAACCAGAGATGTAAGTACGGCAACCATCTCCTGAGAACCGAACGCACTACGCAGGCCAACCGCCAAGTTTTTGGCTGCATTGTCTGTATTCTCAAACGCCTTGATCATGGATGCTTCCAAGTTGTTGATCGCTTGCTTGAACACACCCTTCGTGCTTGCCTCCAACTCAGCAGCGACACCCATCATGAAGCCACTCGCTCCCGTGATCTTGCCTTGCAACTCGTCCCACTCAGCCCTGGACAGAGACAACATGGCTATAGCTTCCTTGGACCCCCGCTCCCCAAACAGTTTTTGCAAGATATTTGTTTGAGATATTCTGTCATAGCCTTTCAAGGTCTCCCGCAAGCTATAAACAACGGTAGAGAACGGTAACAAGTTGCCGTTAGCGTCGTGGGCCTGCATCCCTAACTGCTTCATTACCTTTGCGGCGGCATCAGTAGGTGCGTACAATTCCTTCAACATATTACGGAAAGAAGTACCTGCGGCGGTGCCTGTGATGTTCAGTTTTGCCAGGATCGTCAAAGCTGTAGCAGTATCCTCCATCGAAGCCCCGTACATTTCACCCACCACCGATGCTGTACGCATAGCTTGAGTCATCTGCTCCACACTCGTCTGAGACTCAGCGGCAGCTTTTGCAAACACATCCCCAACAAACGACGACTTCAGTATCCCGAGGTTGAAAGCGTTCATTACGCCCACCAGGGTTTTTGCCGCCTCTGCCATCTTCATTTCGCCAACGGTAGCCAAGTCGAGTACGTGTGGAAGTACCAACATACCTTCCGCCGCCCGCACACCAGCTTGCTCCAGAACTTGCAGACCTTTAACTAGCTCCAGAGGGCCGTACAAACCTTCGCTGCCTAGTTTCAGTACCGCAGCCCCTAACTTATGAACCGACTCAGCGGTCTCCTCACCTAGAGCTTTGATGAAAGTCAAGGTGTACTCGAACTCCATGCCTTTCTTGACCGCTTGCACCAGGGAATGACCAATGGCTGCACCAGCAAGCAGCGGAGCGATGTTGCCCCAGGTCAGCCACATAGCTCCAAAGGCTGAGGCCAGGCCTCTAGCACCACTGTGAGCATCACGCATGGCGGCGGCATGACCTTGGGTTGCTACAGTCTGTCTATTAGTGACACTTGCGTGCTCTCTACCAGCCTCAGTCACCTCTCGGGTGCTGACTGTCACTCTGGTCGCTGCTCTGGTCAGTTCAGCCATATTTGCAGAAGCATTTACAGCCGCCTGACCGTACTGTTCAATAGCCAGTTTCTCGTAACCCATGCCAACCAAACCCCCGGCGAGTTTGGCGGTTTGTAGGCGACTCGAAGGGCTTGCGTTATTGAACGCATTATCCAAATTGAGTTGGCGAATGAACTCCTTTCGGATGAGGTCAGATTGAGCTTGCTCACGGGCAATGCGCTGGGCAAGCATCT